ATTTAGGAGCAGAGAAAGTGCCTACAGTAAGCGTAAACCTAAGCGAAGAAGATGAAAGAGAATTAAATGTAAGGCTAAATAAGAATGGTGGAGACTGGGATATGGATTTACTAAGTAACTTTGATATAGTAGATTTAAAGGAATGGGGATTTAAAGATATTGAATTAGGCTTTAATATAGACAAAATAGATGAAGATAAAGATATAACAATAACAATAAAAGAAAAAGATACCATTACTGCTAATGAATTATATGAAGATTTAAAAGCAAAAGGGTATAAAGTAACTATAAAATAAATTTAATAAAATGAGCAAAAAAGAACACATAAAGAAAAAAATGTTATTAGAGAGTTTAGAAAACTCGTTAGGAATAGTATCTACTGCTTGTGGTAAAGTCAATGTAAGTAGAAGTAGTTTCTATAAATGGTACAAAGAGGATGAAGATTTCAGAAAGAAAGTAAACGAAATAGATAACGTTAAACTAGACTTCGTTGAGAGCCAGTTATTTAAGAACATACAAAACCTAAAGGAAAAGAGTATCATATTCTATCTACAACATAAAGGGCATAAAAGAGGGTATATACAAAAGCAAAATATAAACCTTACTTCAAATGAAGAAGAAATAAAAAAGATAGAAATTGAAATCGTTAAACCTACAGGGAACAGTAGTTCTGGAAAAGAATCTTAACGCTACCACTAGAATCGTTGTAAATCAAGGTGGTACAAGAAGTAGTAAGACCTATTCCATAGCTCAATTAATAATCCTTAAAGCACTACAGGAGCAGGGTAAGGTATATACAATATGTAGAAAGACTTTACCTGCTCTTAAATCTTCTGCCTATAGGGATTTTTTTAGCATACTAGAACATCATAATCTATACAATCCTAACAAACATAATAAGTCAGAACTTACTTATAAGCTCAATAATAACCTAATAGAGTTCATATCTGTCGATATGCCAGACAAGGTCAGAGGTAGGCAGAGACACATTCTATGGATGAACGAGGCAACGGAGTTCAGTATGGAAGATTTCGTTCAGTTGTCGCTTAGATGTACTGAGAATATCTATTTAGACTTTAATCCATCAGACCCTTATTCTTGGATATACGACAGGGTAATGAACAGGGATGATTGTACTTTTATTAAGTCTACCTATTTAGACAATCCCTTTTTACCTGAAGAAACAATTAAGGAGATAGAAAGGCTAAGAAGTCTAGACAGTAATTACTGGACTATATACGGACTTGGAGATATGGCTCAACCCACAGAAACTATATTCAGGCAGTTTGAGATAGCTAACGAAGTACCTAAAAATGCTAATCTAATTTCTTTAGGCATGGACTTTGGTTATTCTAATGACCCTACAGCAATAGTGGAGGTTTATAAATTAAATGATGATTTATATATAAACGAACTATTATATAGTAAAGGATTAACGAATCAAGATATTGCTTTAAAACTAAGGGAATTAAACGTAGGGAATAGAACAGAAATAGTATACGACTCAGCAGAGCCGAAGAGCGGAGAAGAACTTAGACGTATGGGATTCTTAATGTTTCCCGCTAAAAAGGGTGCTGATTCTATTAATATGGGTATAGACGTTTTAAGACGTTTTAAGCTACATATAACTAAGAATAGTATAAATGCTTTAAATGAGTTTAAATACTACAAATGGCTTACGGATAAGAACGGACACATAGTAAACAAACCCGCTACTAACCAAGCGGACCACCTAATAGACGCAGTGAGATACGTTGCTTTAAATAAATTAATGACTAACTACAGTGGCAAATACTACATATTATAAACGATTATTAACTTTTTATATATACTATTAAAATGGCAAAAGAAGAAATAACAATAGAAGTACCACAGGACTGGAACTCAATAAGTATAGAGATGTATCGCAAGTTCCAAGACGTAAAGGAAAAAAGATTACCGCAAGACGAACATAATTTAGAATGCATATCTATAATGTGCGGTATTAGTAAGGACGTGATGAACAGAATGGGTTATAAGGATATAAACAAAATAGCCAAAGAGTTGATGGCATTATTAAAGGAAGAACCTAATACTGATGAGTTACAAAAAAAGGTAGAGTGGAATGGTGTTAAGTACGGTATAATACCCAACCTTTCTGAAATAAGTCTAGGGGAATATGTAGATATTGAGAGCTACTGTAAGAACGCTCAAGAAAACTTACATAAAATTATGAGCGTATTATATAGACCTATTGTTAAAGAAACTAAAACTAGATATAGTATAGAACCTTACTCACCTAGTGAAGAACTAGAAAAGGAATTTTTAAAGTTTCCAGCTATGCCATCTATAGCTGCTTTAAATTTTTTTTTTTGTTTAGGCAGAACACTATCGATAGGTTTGGTCAGATATTCGAGAAGTCAACGGAAGAAGATTCAGAAGAGCAAAGCCAAGCGAACCTGAGTAGTAAATGGGGGTGGTATAGCGTAATTTTTCAGCTCTGCCTAGATGATATAACGAAACTAAAAGAAGTAACAAATATGGAGCTATATATGGTACTGACTTATTTGTCATACCAGCAGGACAAAACAAGCACACAAAAAAACAACTATGGTAACATTTAATAACATAATATCAATATTTAATAATATAGCTACTAATCATTATTTAATAAACTCTTTTCATTCAGGATTTTTAGATGAAGTAGATATAAACAAACTAGACTTGTCAGACTTCCCTATACTATACTGCGAGCCTGGTACTGCTACTATAGAACAAGGTGTATTAACATACTCAACTACTATATTTGTTTTAGACCTTTTAAAAGAAGATTTAACAAACAGGAATACAGTATGGACCAACACTCTACAAATCACTCAAGATATAATTTCTGAATTTAAACAAAACTTATCAATCCAAACTTCAGGAAGTGATAGTGGTAAAAAAATTAGCTGGGTAGATGGTGAGGTCGTTTTAGAAACACCTATTACTTGCGACCCATTTACTGCTCGTTTTGCTAACATTTTAACGGGATGGAATAGCACCTTATCAATACAAGTAAATAATACTAACGACCTTTGTAACGCTCCTATAGAGCCTTCAGATTATAACCCTAATACATAATGGCTATACAATTAAAATTAAGAGGACCTGATGGTAAATTCGTAAAAGGCGATGTGAAGCACTTAGAAAAGGCTATTACTAAGTTCGGCTCAAACTTAATTAAAGACGGTAGGAAGATACTTCATAAAAGCAAAAAGACGACACAGGCTAACACATTATACAACGAATATCATTACACAATGAAAAGCACAAGTAGTACGATTAGTCTAGGACTTGAGTTTGGGAAGGCGGAGTCTTATTGGCAATTTGTAGACGAAGGGGTAGAGGGTACTGGTAGCGCTGAGGGAAGGAGTAAAACAACGGGTCAATTTACAAGAGGTAGAGGTAGTGGGTTTAAGTTTGATAAGTCTTTCGATAATCCTAAAGGTAAATTAGTAAACGCTTTAAGAGACTGGATTAAAAACAAACCTATAGGACTGGGTGACAAATCAGACCTTAGCCTGGCTTACGCTATGGGTTATACAATAAGAAGAAGGGGTTTAGAGCGTACTATGTTTGTTAGTAGACCAATAGAGATTCATTCTAAAAAGTTGCCTAACGAAGTCACTGAGGCGTTCTTATTAGACCTTGAAAGCTTGGTAGGCAAACTACCTAAAGAGATGGTAATAAAATCAGAATAAATTAAAATTTTAAAATGGCATACACAATAGAACAAAAACCTAACCTAATATCAGCAGCTAATAGTCCGATGGTATTTGTACTGAAAGAAGATTCTGCTCCAATATATAACGCACCTAAATTTAGATACATAGTCCAAATATTTGTAAGCTCTACTGACTATGTTACATTTGAAGAAAAGGCGAAATTAAAGATATATAAAAATAGGTCGAATGTAGGTATAGTAGATATTTCAAAAATAGTTAGAACGTACTTAACTCACCAAAAAACAAACGTTAATAGCACTAGTTGGGCTGTTCATACAATAGGTATAAAGGCAAATACTAAAAATTTTGGTGTTAATTCTCAGCAACTAAAAATAATTAAAGTTCAAGCAGGGTACGAAAAGTCCACAACATCTACAACTGCACCAGAAGAAACTTTAAACGAGGCTTCATATTCTACATTTTCTATGCCAGCCACCACACCATTTACTAATACCGCTACAAATAAAGGGGGTTTAGACATAGACGCTGGACAATATCCTTTGGGATATTTTTTAAATAATACATCAAGCCCTGATGATTACAGCTTCTTAACAAATGCTCCGAATATACAATTTGTGAGAGGCAGTAGTACAGCAGCAGATAATGTAGATGAATTAACAATATGTTTTAAACAAGGAGCTTCAGCGCCTAGTTTACTTACAGATGGAGCGAAGATACAGTATATAGGTATAGAATATTTTGACGGATTAGACAACCTTATCAGCGGAACAAGTGGGGGTTTAAATGTGCATTTTTTTAAGAACGTAACCACTAATGGAGGAGCTACTATGACTCAGGCTCTAGATGTGGCAAAAAGCCTACTATACTTCGGATGTGGAACAGCTAACCTAGAAGCGCAATCTGGTGACGTTGAAGATAGTAGTGGTAGTTCTGTGGCAGCAGCTAACGCTAGACCGAGTAACTTTTCTAACTGGGCATACTATAGAATCTTCGGTTCTATTGACCACACCACTGCTGACAGGTCCACTAAATACTATTATTTTTATAGATATGGAGCAGGTCGAAAAGGTGATGTGACAGGAGTAGATGACAGACACCAGTCCTGCACAAGGCATGATAACATACGACTGGCGTGGGTAAATAGGTTAGGTGCTTGGGATTATATGAACTTTAGGGGAAAGTCGGTAGAAAGTATGGATATTAAAAGGTCCACTAGCGCCACAGTTCCAGGCACTTGGGACGCTACTACGTTTGATTATAACAACTGGGATAAAGGTAAAAACACTTTATTTACCGAAGCAACTAGAAGGCTAACTATAAATAGTGACTGGCTAAATGAAGATGAAGGCGTCTGGTTAGAAGAACTTTTCACGTCTCCTGATGTGCAAATACTAGCAGATAATAATGTGGTCTACCCCGTTTTAATAACGGATAAAAAGTATATTAAAAAAACAAGTGTAAATAATAAGATAAAAATACAATACAGAGTAAACTTAGAGTATGCTCATAATGTAAGAACAAATAGTTAATGAATACCAGATTAGTAGTATATAGACCAACGCTTAAAAGTTCAGGGGTGTACGTTGACCACCCTACAGGTTCATCTTATCCAGCCAGTGATTCAGAGGTCGCTGTGCAAGTAGACACCGTTGACGCTACTACAATCTTTTCTGTGGGCGATGTAATAACCGATTCAACTGGTAATGATTATGGCATAGTAAAATCGGTAGACAGTGCTACTCAAATAACCCTAAAAAGTTTATTAGTAGCTCTTAATAACAACACACTATTATACTATAAACCTGTAGAACCTTATGAATTAGATTTACAAAAAGCTCCAAATGTTAGATTAAATTATAATTGGTTAGATATAAAAAACCCTGAACAAAAGAAGTCTAATTTCAGTCAGACTATTAAAATACCTTTTACTAATAATAATAATGAGTTCTTTGAAAATTGGTTTGACGTTAATTTAGACGCTTTAATTTACAATACCAAGACTAAGTTTAAGGCGGTAGTATCAGTAGATAGTGTTCCGCAATTAGATGGCTATATACAGCTTAAATCAATCTACTTAAACGCAAGATTGTACGAGGTGGTGGTGTTTGGAGATACTGCTAATTTCTTTACAGATATTAAATCCAAGAAATTACGAGACGCTTTTATCGATGAGGATGGGGTGGTAGACAGACAGTTAGACCACTTTAATACCTTAATTAATATTAAAAACAGTTGGACTGCTCCAGGCTTAACTACAGTATTATCAACAAATGAGTATGACGTAATGTACCCTATTATAGATTATGGTCATACCGAGAACCCTTACTGTGACGCTATGTTCTGGAATCCTGAAAGTTTAAACCCACTGAATAATCCTAATATCGGTAACGATACTGTATTTTCAGACAATGCTAATTATTACGGATTAATACTATCAGGTAATTTAAAACCAGCGATACGAATACAAAGACTGTTACTAATAATAGCACAGAAAGCAGGGTATACTATTACAAGCACGTTTTTAGGAATAGCGCAAACTGGAGTACAAGACAGGTCTAAATTTTTTGGCAGACAATTTATGACACTTGCTCCCCAGTTTGAACGAGTGAGAACAAAAGTATATAACGGATTTTCAGCAAGTCTAGCGAGTTCAATAACAGACGCTAACGTAAGTTTCGGTAATTTTCAAATGAGATTTGCAGGACTTCAATTTACTACCGAAGCGTATGACCCTAATAATATGTTTAGTAATGCTGAGATAGTTGAGGGAGCTGGTATAACACCAAATATATCTATTGAATACAACCCAGACACACCTAGTGAAATACCAGACGGAAATATAGAAATCCAAATAGACTTAAATGTAACCCTACCTTCTGCTATTACTATTGGAGGGGTATCGACACCTATAAATTATTACACCGCAGGGGTAGGTATATCTAGCACAACGGATTATGAGTACACTTTTTATGATGATGGAATATCCCCTCTACAAGGATTACCACCTGGCACGTCTGATTTTCAGCAAACATTTAACCTCCCATCGTGGGCGCTTAATGGTCAGACCGCAATAATATCAGTCCACTTTGTTCCGAACATGGCTTACACAATGGACGATAGTGATACTTTTTCTGTAACTATAAATAGTGGTACACTACAAACTATTAATACTGGAGAAGGTTTTTTTAATAATGGCGGTGTAAATTCAGAAGTTGTAATGGCAGAAAATATGCCCGATATAACACAAGCAGACTTTGTAAAAGACTTATGCTCAAGGTATAATCTGGTAGTATTAAGTGACCCTAATAACTCTAGTAACTTAATTATAGAACCTTATCAAGACTATATAGGTTCAGGAAGCACAAAATATTGGACGGATAAACTGGATGTATCTAAAGAGCAGGTAATAAGAACTACAAACGAACTACAAAAAAGAGAATTATTGTATACAGACTTAGAGGGAAAAGATTATTTAAATAAAAGTTATACAGACCAATGGGAACGAGTTTGGGGTAGCTTCAAACAATTAAATAGAAACGATTTTGCTAAAGGAGATTTTAAAACCTTCAGTATTTATAAACCTTTTATAGCACAAGGAATAGGACACTGGCAAAACAATTTTCAAGGTATGTCACCAAATATGCAGGTAGCTATCGCTTTTAATTTTGAGACTGATGACGATGGAAATAAAAAACCTATTACTGACGGGAAACCTATGATATTCTATTATAGTGGAACACCAATTACCATAACTAACTTGACGGACCAGTGGAGTGCTGATTATGATTTCAGTATCGTTAGCGGTGTTTATACGGTATTTAGTAATACGGAGAAGTTAAGCATGGATGATAAATTCCCATTATGTTTACCTTATGAGATGGACACTATAGGGAATGGTATAAACACTAGTACACAGATTTTACACTGGGAATATTATAGACCTCAATTTTTAACAGGCTTTACTTTTAATATATTTGGTGATACAGTTACAAATCACGGTTATTATCTAGACTACTGGGCGCAATATATAAACGAGGTATATTCTGACGAAGCTAGGATAATGGAGTGCAGTATGCATTTAAACGAAGATGATATTTTTAACTTTTCATTTAAAGACCCTGTATTTATTAAGAACACATTATGGAGAGTTCTAAGCATAGATAATTATGTAGTAGGGGGTAAAGAAACAACGAAGGTAAAACTACTAAAAGCTATTACTAAACTGAACTATGACTGTGATGTAATTCCAAGCAATTATAACATAAATGGAACTATTACTTTTATTGACCCTGCAACAGGAGCGACTGCTAATGTTACTAATGCTTGTTGCGAGGATTTAAATGAGAACTGGACTTTTGAGCAAACTAATAATGTTACTGGAGTTGGTACTTGTTATCACAATTCTAGTACCTATACAACAACAACAGGAACAGGAACTCCGAACCCTATTGGTGGGGTTGCTCCAAGCGCTCCTAGTATGCTGGCTATGCCCATGCTACCAATTCAAAATAGCAATACACAATTAAGCGTAAGGGCTGGTAGAATATCGGGTCAAGAAACTACGCTTTTCTTAGAGTGTATAACAAAAGGAGCGGTTGCGGAAAATCTTAGGCAAAAAAATGTAAACGAAGGTATAATGACTATACCTTTAAATGCTATGGTATATCTTAATATAGAACTATCAGGAACTATAATAGGAGGTACAACAGGCTTTGTGGGTAAAGTAGGTTTCTTTGAATACTATACAGTAATCACTAATCTAGGGGGTAAAGGAGCTTTCTCAGGACTGTCAGGTGGAACAAAGGATAAAGAAGTAAGAGATAGCGACTTCCCTGAACCTACTGTAAATATAACCACTTTTGATAGCACTAATAATTATTTAAAACTATCAATAACACACTCAGGGGATAATGTTACCAAGTGGTTTGCTAAGGTTAGGTTTTTAGCTCAACCTATTTCTAACCCTGATACGATAACAACTAGAGGAGAAATAGCTATATATCAAAACGATACAGGAATATTATTACAAAACAATGGATTTTTATTATGGAACTAAAAGAGATGAATTTAAAAGGTCAGATGATACCTATAGTGTTAAGTATAATTACAAAAAAAGAACTACCTGGAAAAGAGTATCACTTTCTCTATGGTCAAAGTGAATATACTAGAAACTTAAAAAAAGTAATAAAACAATTTAAAAGACAATTTCAAAAATGAAGAAAATTAAGATACTATTAGAAGTTGCTTCCAAAGGCGCTCAAAGAAGTCTAGGGAATGTAAGTAAAGGTTTAAAGAAGGTAGGCACGAGCAGTAAGGTTGCGTCAAGGGGTATGGGTTTGGTATCTACTGGATTCAAGAAAATTGGACTTGCTTTAAAAGCAGCAGGGATAGGTTTGTTTATTACTATACTATCACAAATGACAGGGCTTTGGACTTCTAACCAAAAAGCCTCTGATACCTTTAGTAGAATAATGATAAAACTAAAGCCTGTATTTAAAGCTGTTGGTGATGTTATCGCTATGGTAGCAAGTGTCTTGGAAGGACTGATTGATATGTTTACCAGTGCTATAGGGTGGATAGGTAAATTAATAGGAGTAACTGATGGAGCTTCAAGCTCTGCTTCAAGCTTTGCAGACGCTTTAGTGGACCAAAGAAACAAAGTTAAATTATTAGAAAGCGAGCTGGCTTTATTACAACTGCAATACCAAAGGGAGGCAGAATTAATGCGACAAATTAGAGATGATGAAATGCTCTCTATAGACGATAGGATAAAGGCTAACTACGAGTTAGGAAAAGTATTAGAAGAACAATTACAAGTAGAGAAAGACGCTGCTAATGAGATGTTAATTCTTGCGCAGATGGAGTTGAGTATGGATAGAGATAACATAGATTTACAAAAGGCTTTACTTGACGCTAAAGTAAAACTAGCAGAAATAGACGAAAGGATAACAGGACAAAGGTCAGAACAATTAGTAAACCTAAATTCTTTAGAAAGAGAGAGAGACGCTCAAAATAAAGAGGCTGCTGCTAAACGTCAAGAACAATTAAAAAAGGAACAGGAGATGTTAGATGAGTTACTTGAATTACAAAATGAGGACTTGAAACAAAAGAAAGAAATAAACAGAACTATAAACGAGCAACTTGAAAACACTGAAGAACAAAGCCAAAAAATAATAGACGAACTAGAAAGAAGAAAACAAGCCGAACTAGACGCACTAAAAACAAGTAAAGCAAATGCGGAAGAAAATGTCATAATACAAAAAGAAGCAATAGAAGAACAAGAGGCAGACCTTCTTGAACACTCAATAATGACTGGTAACCAGGCACAAGCTGTTAACCAAGCTGTAGGCTCAATGGCTAACGCTATGAATAGGCAATTAGCAAATTTAGACACTCGATATATTGATGAAGAAACACAAAAGCTAATTGACGAACTCGCAGGTACTCAAGTAAGGTCTATGGAGGATTTAGAGGCTTATGATAAAAAATTACAAACGGTTCTAGGTAATGTTTCTGATGTTGGTACTAAGTTAATGCAATCTAACACTGTATATGCTCAAGGTCAGGGAGCAATATTGAAAAGAGACGTACAGGAGATGGCGACTCTATTTTCGACTAACTATACCAAATTAACGAATATATCTAATGACACCAATAATCAACTTTCCGAAAATGCACAAGGTATAATAGACGTTTCTCAGGAGAGTTTAGAGAACTCTACTGCAATTATAGAAAACTATAAAACCAATGAGCAGGAGATTATAGATAAATATGACCAGAAGATAAAAGAACAACAGCAAGGAGCGATAGATACAAAAACACTATTACAACTTCAGGCAGATGAAAAAATCTTCTTACACTTTGAGGAGGCAAAAGATAAGGAGATTCGATTAGCTAAAGAAAAATATGCTGACCTATTAGGAGACGCTGAAAATGACGCAGAAGCTACCATAAAACTTAAACAAGAACAAACAGATGTTCTGGCTGCAATAGAACAAAAATATATAGACCAAGAAGAAAAAAAGAAAGACGGGTTTTATAAGTTTACAGAAACAATAGAGACAGACGCAAGGCAAAAAGAGATAGACGATTTACAGGCACACTTAGACCAGATACTACTAATAGAAGGTCTTACTGAAGAAGAAAGAATGATGGCAAAAGAGGAGTTTAACAGAAGGAAAGGAGAGGTTGATAAAAAGT